AATATTGGACGATCTATCAATCGTTCAAAGGTATATATAGAGGTTAATTGTATTGTCAATGCCTCAAATTTATAAGCTAGTATGAAACCAATTAGCATTGAAGGTCTACTAAACTTAAACTTCTTCATTAATAATCCTAAAGCAGTGAATACTGCTAAAAGAGCATAATCTTCCCAGCCACCTGTGTACTGAACACATGCCCAAGTGACGAATCCTAATAGTATAGGAAAGTAATACTTATATGGTACTGTTGCAATCTTAGCAATGTACTTTGTGCTAAACAAACATATAATACCAGTGATTGCAGTTGCCCACATAAAGCCGTATGTAAGACTATCAAAGAACCTTGTATCGTCTACAAGATCATACGAACCTAGATCAAACCCTACTGATGCAAAGATAGCCATAAGAATTGCGGCAAAGCTTGCCCCTGGAATACCAAACAATACTGTAGGTATCATAGACGTAGCCTTTTGTGCATTATTAGAACCTTCAGGTCCGATCACACCACGTATGTTACCTTTACCAAACGGCACATCTGGATTCTTAGTTGTTGCAACAGCTTGACCATAGGCCATCCAATCAGCCATGCCACCGCCAAGTCCAGGTAAAGCACCAATGAAAGCACCTATAAAACCACCTCTTAAAGCCAACCATTTGTGTATCCATACAGCTTTAATACCATCCCAAGTTTGCTTCTTGCCGTCTAGGACAGTAGCAGTTCTATCTCTTTTAACTAAACCTTCTATCATTTCTGGTATAGCAAACAGCCCTGCCGTCACTGTCATAAGTTGTAAACCATCTGCAAGATAGTCCCATCCTAATGTATATCGATCTATGTTTGTATAAGGATCAACACCGACTAAACCTATCATTAGACCAACCGCTAAAGCAATCATACTTCTAATCCACCACTTATTACTTACAAACGCAACAGTAGTCATTGCCAGTACGACAAACGCCCACAGCTCAGGCACACCAAATACCATAATCAATTGAGTATACCAAGGGAGTAAAAAGAATACTAATGAACCCCATAAAAGACCATTGATTGTAGATGTGACGACTGCCGCTGTAATAGCATAAGTTGCCTTACCTTGTACTGCCAAAGGAAACCCATCTACCATTGTAGCTGCCGCAGAGTTAGCTCCAGGAATGCCTAATAGCACTCCTGTATAGGTATCACCTGTAGTAGATGCGGCAACAACTGCCATACAAAATATAACTACAGTATAAGGATCTGCAAACACATGAAGAAAAGAAAAGATAGCAATCAGGCCAGTGGTGGCACCAGCTCCAGGAATTATGCCGATTATTAAACCATACATTGCTCCTAAAATTATAGCGTATATATCTTCCATTAAAAGCCACCATCACCATAGTTACCTAAAGCCATGTCTTCAACTGCTTGAGCAAACTCTGTATATCCACCCACGTATTTGTCATTCCAAAATATTGCAGGTAATGTCTTAACATCGTTCTTTCGTTCATATAATTCTAAGATAGCATCAGTCGATTCAGAAGTGCTACGATATATCCAAGTCAAAGGATGCTGAATTTGATCCTTTGCTAAATCAACGGCTTTATCGCAATAACTACAACTCTCTTTACCGAATATAATTAAATTGTGTGACATTTAAAATCCTAACATTTCTTTTGTCATTAAGTAATCACGCACTAGACCAGAGCGTACAATGTCTTCCCAATCAAACGTAATCACATCAAACTTCTTGAGTTGTTCTGCAATCGCAATAAACTTAGATAGGCCAGCTTTCTCGTCCTCAAATCTAAAATCTGATTGGCGATAGTCTCCACACAATATTATTTTAGTATCTTCACCGACACGTGTTATAACAGAATCGAGTTCATGGAAGTTACAATTTTGCATTTCATCTAATACGACAATTGCATTATCTATTGTAAGACCACGAATAAACGATGTAGATTCAAATCTAATTTTCCTTTGTGTAACAGCCTTTGTGTATGAATTAGCACCTAGCAACTGATTGCATATAGCCATGTAAGGTGCTGTATAAGCATCCTCTTTCTCTTGCTTAGTACCAGGTAAGAAACCCATATCACGTGTAGGAACCATACTTCGTATTAACACTAATTCGTTATACGGAGTATTAGGATCTAACACCTGTTCTAAGGCTAAGTACATTGCAAGGTATGTTTTACCTGTGCCAGCGCAACCAGCAAGAACAAGATTGTTACCTTCTTCCCACGCATCAAACGCTTTACCTTGATTGGTTGTGATTGGTTCTACTATTGCAAGATCGTCTAGCCTAGCTAGGCCACTATTACCTGGTGCAACACTACGATTTTTCTTGCCGTTAATATTTACTTTTTTTACCATTATCTAACTTCTAATAATTAATGTTTGAGTTAACACCAGAACCTTTTTTAAGCTTCTTTAGTAGATCACGCCAGTCACCACTAGTACGACCAACTGTGCTACCATGTTGAGTCACAAATTTGGCTGTGGCAAGTCCTTGAACAAGATCAGAGTTCACTTCAAGTATTTCTTGTAGCTCATTCCAAGAACAAATAGTCTCGTATTCTTCTTCAGTTACTTTATTTCTTACTGTATATGTCGGCATATTTTCTTTCCTATGAATTAACCCTGAGACACTAAAGTGAAAGTTTAGCACCCCAGAGTTAATTACTGTCTCCTTCGTTACGACTTAAGCAGTCATTCGTTCAGCAATTCGACTTTGCAGATAAGATAGTTTCTTCTCAAGTTTCGATACCAGATGATTGTTTCCTTTAGAAGCCACCAGCTTAATATATTCCTTGAGTTCTGCAATGTCGGTTGTTAGTCTTGCCAATTGAATCTCTGTCATTAAAAGATCCCTTTCGAAGTTATGTTGAGTTACAGTTTGTCACTCTCTTTCATCGTAAAATCAATCCAGGAAAAGCTTCCTGAACTAGCTTCTTGGTAATACCTTTACCAAGAGACTCTTTGTTGATCATCTTAGTACATACAACCGCATCTTTAGGATGGATCGATTCTAATAGATCAATGAATATACTTTCACGTTTTGAACCCAACATTCTGTCAGCAGGTCCACCTTTGCAAAAGTATTTAAACTTTGTATTCAGTTTTAGGAGATTAGAAGGGATAGAACCTTCTCTGTTTGGAGTGTAAGGCACCTCTCCTGGTGGAAGCCAAAATTGAATAGACTCGTCATACGTTGCACGCAATACGTCTTTCAATGCCCAAGAATCGTTACCACGTAGGATTTCAATCTTGTCGGCTTTTTTAGATGCTTTACTTACAGCGTCTAATGTTTCATATATTAATTTTCTCATGGGCTTCACCTATTATATTATACTGTTATATATGTGTGCAAATCACACTCTTATTGTATTTTTTGTTATCCACTCTTGAGTGCAATAAAACTTACACGCTCTTGGTGCGCTCTCAGGGTCTTTCTCTAACATCTCAAAAAACAACTTCCACTCATTAGAATTCACGATGTCTTTATTAACATTCTCTACATTGTCTACTAAAAGATTGTCAGTAAGTATAGCATCAAAGTCACTTAGGTTAGCATTGTCTGCATAGCAACATGGAAGCATGTGTCCTGTTGCAGAATACGCATGTACAGGATTGACACGTCTACACTTTGGGTCTATCTTTATAGTGTTTGTCTGGTTTGTATTTGTCATACGGAACATCCCATCTTGATGATTCTATTATTAAGAACTCAATATTATTTTCTTTTGCCATTAGACTTGCTTCTTCAATAGAGTCTTGATTATATTTAAACACAATCATTTGCCATACAACTTTAGCACCCATATCTGATATATGTTTCATTATTTGAAACGTTCGTTCGCCGTCTTGTCCTATTCTATATTGATGACTTTGATTAGGTAGTCCGTCTATGCCAAACACCCAAGTTTGATTACTAGATATTAAAGCCGCTTCTTCCCACCATTCTATTTTTTTACCACTTCCAGCAGTAGATATATCTACAGTATTATTTTTACATATAGACAAAATATCTAAAAACTTTGGGTGGTATATAGGATCACCCATTTGTCCACAAAAAGCTATATATTGAAACGACTCTGCTATCTTTTTCATTGCACCCAATGACATATCTTTACCACGTTTATGTAGACCTGGATTCTTCTGTCGCATACACTTAGGACACTGCAACAAGCATCGATGAGTTATATCTAGGTTAATACCTTTCATGGTTTGTTATATAAATTCATCTAAACATTCAATCAATAGTCTCATTTTATTTTCCATCAAATAATTTAGTACGTTCCCCTTTAAGTGGTTTTTGTCTTGTCTTTCAAATGTATCTATAATAGCTTTACTTATCTCTTTTGGCATCAAAGTATCTTCCATAAGGTTAATCATTGTTCTATTACGCCAATAATTGCGATAAACTTCTTCCCCAAGTGATCTAGGATCAGCCAAGAGAGCTTCTTTCTTCTTAGCACTTAAAGTATTCTGTCTACGATCTTCTACAAAGACCTTATCGTCAGAAAGAACATTGGGGACACCATCACCACGATCACCCACAAGGAAATGCATATTTTGAAAAAGACGTGGGTTTTCTTCTACAAGCATCTTTTTGGTATAGGTGGAATATTGCTTGACATTGTTATACTTTTGTAGTTGACGAAAATCTTTATCAGAAGAAACGATAACTACTTCTTCGAAACAACCGAAATTTTGTGTGTACTTGCACAGTTCTGCAATAGCATCGTCAGCTTCACAACCCTTTACACGAATTACTCTATAAGGAAGTTCAGTTTCTATTTCATCAATTACAGTGCCAATAGACTTGTACGCTTTGTCCCAATCAACTTTTGATTCTTCACGACCTTTGGTACGTTTACCTTTGTACTCAGGATAAATGTCTTTACGCCAATTTCCACCAGCATCACATACAACAATTATTTCACCATATTGTTCTTTGAATTTAGATCTGTACATACGGAGTTCATTTATAATGAAGTGTCGTACAATGTTTACATCCTCGCCGTTAATAAAACCAGAAGCGATAGGACCAATAGTAATAGCACTGAAGTCAATTAAAATCATAATATTTCCTTACTGTTTCAAATAATATAACACATGTAAACATGAATGTACATAGTTAAATCATGTGGGCTACATGTTTTCTATTAATACGACAATTAATAATCCCATTATAGTAACGATCGTCCAAAAGTACGTTGCGGTCAAATTGTTCTTTTGTTTCAAGGTAACTCATCTCCGATTTAGATTTACACAGGTGTATTATTTCTCTATGAAAACTATCAGCACCATGCTCTAATAGTAGTTGTTTAACTTTATCAGAACTTCCGAAATATGTCTGCCAATCAGATTCTACAATAGACCGCCTTTTGCGTGTCTTACCTTTTAAAGGTGGTTGTGTCTTCTTTGACCAGAAGTTCTTTTTACCGATATACATCATACCAGTTGCGTTCTCTGTAATAATGTACACAAACCCCTGAGTGTTTTCAGGAATATTTTCCATAATCTCGTTGTTATAATACCAATAACTCATAAAAAAA